CCACCATGGCTGTATGTAGTTCTTCCGCGCTTTCGCGCCAGTCATTGCGCTCACGCTCTAGCCTTTGGCAGCACTCTTTAAGTGCAAATGACCACTGACCATTGCTGGCCATAATAGCCGCAATTGTTTCTGGCGTATCGTCATTCATAGCTAAAACTCCAACGGATCAACCACCCATCCCAATTGCGGATGGCGGTCTATGATTCGGCGTTGCAGCCCCTTGACGAAGTCTTCTCCAGACTCTTTAATCTCGCTATCTAGCCAGTCACGGGTGGATTCCAACAGAGATCTTAACGTAGCTTCGCTTTGGGCTAGATCGTCGTTAAGCTGTGCGATAGTTGTATTCATGTGTAGAGGTGGGGCGAGAGAAGGTAGAAAACACCAGTAAAAGACCCTCCCCCGCCCCGAAAGACTAGAATGCCTCGTCTACTTCCTCTTCCTTCTTGTAAGGAGGAGAGAACTTCAGGCTGATGTAGTCCACTCCCTTTTGGGACTTCTGTTTCCAGCCCGCCACATCAAGGTTCACACCATTGATCATGACCTTACCCTTATGGGTGGGGGCTTTGGGGTTATCACTTTTGTTCGGGAACAATGCTCCCGAATTGTCTTTTTGTTGCTGATTGCTCATATATTAGGTTTCTTTATTGTTGTTTCACTAATGGCCAGTAGATCCACGGTGGGAACTACGGTCATCAGATCTTTTCTACCAGTTCTCTGGTAAAGTCTATAGACAATTGGTTTCAAGCTTTGTTCACTATTTTCTGTGATTCCTTCGATAAAGGGCATGAGGGTTCGGCGTTTGACCACAATCCAATAGGAACGGGTCTCAAAGACAATGTAGTCGGCTTCTCCATAGAGCCAGCCTAGCTCCCCATGGACATTGCGTAGCTCCACATAGTGCATGCGATCTGTGGGTTCGGGGTCATCCCGCCTCCACTTCTTCATCGCCTTAACATCGTAGCGTTTACCATCCGACTCCACATCCCAATGTTCTTCCATATCCTGCTCTGGTGTGGAGAAATTAGGATTGGTTAGCAGTTCAGCAAAGCGTTGTTCGGCGCGTTGCCCGACTTCATAGCATGTGGTCATACTTTAGCCTTTCCAAAGGTTTTAGTTTGTTTTGTGGGACAAAATGTGCTGGAGGGCGGTTTCCATAAGTTTGTAGCCATTCTTTTTGTTTGGCTTCGCGCCCTAAAATCCAACCCCTTACGTTATAAGATCCATTTTTGCCAGTAACAAGAATCCATATTGCATTATTATCATCCTCTGGTCTTACGATTAAATCGTAATGATGCTCACTTCTTGTTCTTACCTGAATGCCATTTAAGTCATTGGATTTGAATGTGTTTACTGATCCATCCCAATAAACATTTAAGGCTTTAGCTGCTGCCATTTCCCCCATAGCCCCCTCAATATTAATACCCCATCCATCACCATCGTATCCATGGGCATCATGCAATCCAGCCTTAATTGCTTGCCAGTTTCTTAACCCACCAACCCGAACAGCCGCGCCAACTTCATGGCTTGTTAGTTTTATTTCCATTACATTAATAGACCTTGTGCTTTTGGAAATGTTCAAAGTTTTTCGCAATCCACATCATGGCCTCGCCATCATTACCCACATCCTTGGCCCACAAGCAATTATCGCTCACCACTCCGTATTCCTGAAGAATATTCATGACATCACACTCGTTGGCAAAGCGGGCCTTGATCCAATTCTCTAGCTTGTTACCAGTAGAAGAATGAGTAGATGCCATAGAAAGTAAAGACCCAGAAGAATAGTGAGAAGATAATTGAGATGGCTAGGACCACAGGATTCATCGCGGGTTGATAACATCCTTGAGAATCTTTAGCCCGACCAATGCCAAAACAATCCAAAGCCCGTAAGCCAAGAGATAGTCAATCATAGGTCTTTATCCAAAAACTTTCCCGTTGTTTTCATGTTTGCCCAGAACGTCAGGGCAAAGATACATAGTATCGTTGTTAGTGCTTCCATAAAAAAGATAGGGAGGAGGCTAGTGCCTCCCCCCATTTGTTTCTGTAGTTTGAACCCGTTGTCTACAGAAAAAGATACGCAAACCAGCGGCACAACCCGAAACAGTTGGGTTTATCCTGTTTCGTTTTGGGACACGGGGCGTAACCAATTCCACCATAAGGCCCGTAGACAATGCCGAATCCATTAGTGTAGTAGTGATTCAATTCCTTTCCACCTCCTTTCTGTAAAAGAACGAAGCTGGAATTATACCAGAATTACTTGGTTCCGTAAAGCGTTACCCAAAGTAATCCCCATTGGGAAAAGCAATAGCCTCCCCAAATGACTGATAGGGCGATATTTCCGCGAATTGCCTGCTCTAGAGCAACGATTCCGTAACATATTCCCACCGCCCCAATCAGCCATATACTGGTCATTTTTCTTCTTCTTTGGGTTGTGTTTCGGGCGCAAGCTGCTCAACCATTTCTTTGGCCCCCTCAAATGTCATCAGGATATCGGCAGTAGCCTCATTTTTCTCACCCTGAATCATCAGGATGTTGTCCGTTCCTCCATTGAGAAGTGTATAGCCCTTGGCAATATATGCCTTGTCTACACGTTCTTGGAGGCTATCGGGGGCCAGCGGGCTGGCAGTTTGTTCAGTTTGTTCGCTCATAAGTTGATTTGATAATTTTCGCTAAAGCGGACGAAGATGTCTCCGTCCATGTACATATGGTCGAGGTGGACGGGCTCTTTGTCAACCCTCCATAGAAACATTGCTGATCCGAATTCTCCCACCCGTTCGGTGGTGATATAGCCTTCTTGGTCTTTTTCAAACTCCGAATATTCCCTCCAGCCAGTTATCCATTCAAATACCCTAGCCAATTGGTTGCTCATGGAGAACAATAAAGATGTAGATTGTTTGGATGTCAAGAGAAAATAACACTAACTCCAGCCTCATCAAACATTTGTAGAGCGGCTTTGAAGGAATCGGCCCAGCGTTCATAACTTTCCAGATGGGCGTTGAATGGACAGTAAACCTCTTTTATCCCAGCTTGAATAATTGATGAAGCACAATGGGCGCAGGGCTGGAAGGGCCATACAAAAATAGAATAGTCTTTAAGTGGTTCTTTAGCCGACAAGATGGCGTTCATTTCGGCGTGGATGGTGTAGAGAAGTTTGGTATCGCGATTTGCGATACGTTCATGACCATCATCCACCCCGCGAGGGAAGCCATTAAATCCTATGGATGCTATGGTTCGGTCTGGTCTGACGATAACCGCTCCAACTTGTGACGAAGGATCTTTGCTCCATGTGGACACCTCTTCAGCCAACTTGATAAATCGCCCCTGCCACTTGATGTCAATTGTTGCCATCAACTTCAAATCCTTGGTTTTCCAGTTTCTTTACCATGTTGGCAATCATGGTGGATTTCAGCTTGCGCTCGTAGCTATCTTTGGCTCTCCACATCTTGACTTCTGAAATTAGTAGATCAATTGAGACAATCGGGCTTTCTCCTTCAAAGGTTTGATATTCGGAGAGTAGTTGCTTGATCTCTTCAAGTTGGCTACATGAAGGGCATGGGACATATTCTTTGCCATTAAGCCCGTTGTTCATTAGATCAATCATAGTACGGATCGGTAAGTTTGCTAGGGGGAAATAATGCGGTTTTTAGGGGGATAATTTTTTCGGGCATCTGGCTCCAGATCCTTGTGGTCTCGTAGCTCTTCTTACACCACTTGCGATTGTTAAACATCCAATGGTAGCCCAAGATATAGGCGTTGGCCATCTGGGCGTATTCCTTGAGATTTACTGGCAGCTTGTTTCTGGCAATCTTACGAACGGACCTCATCTCGCAATCCCACTCCAGTTCAATAACAAGTCGGATATACTTGTCCACATAGTCCACACGTTTTCCAGCTAACCATTCGTCTACCTTGCCAAGAGCGTCTTCTTTGGATTTGTGCCACTTGGGTCTTTGGGTCTGCTGGTCTAGGTGGCAGGTCTCATGGACAAAGACATCCAGCCATGTGGACACGGGGCGCTTTGTGGCGATGCGAAGCTCTTTGTCATCAGCCCATCCAACAGAGGTGGCCTTGCCCGTAATAAGGTATTTCTGGGGAACGAAAGTTAACTTGAACTTTCGGTATTTGAGGATGGCCCGCCCCAAAAAGTTGATCGTTGCTTGATCCATTTATTCCTCTTCTTGGACATCTTCTTCCTCAACTTGTTCAAATAACCTTCTGATAGGGTTGTCGCAAAAGCCTTCTTCTTGTTCTGGGAATGGCATCAGAACACCCGTGTCATCGTGGCGGATAAGTAGATCTTTATCAAACTGATCCTGTGTCATTAAACAACTCTATCAACGTCTCTTCTTCCCCGCGAGTTTTTTCTTGGTTGATTTCAAGCGCGATATCTTCTTCTCGGTCATCGACCAAAATTCCAGCATATCTGAGACAGTCAACGAGGTATTTCTGCCCTGCGTTGCAGGGATCGACACATCTCTTCCTGTAGACCGTAATGCGGACAAGAATGCGGCCTGTATGCGCTTTTTCTCCGCCAGTCTTCCCCACGGCCCCATTGAGAACAGGCGGTTTAGGCTTGCTGTTACGGCTTTTACTCTTAGCTGGAAGAATGGCTTTTCCTCCCATGAATTTTTTCTGGATGACATCGATACGCTCATAGACTCCTTTGCTTACTTCCACATAGCCTGCGGGGATGGCGTTCATGGATTCGGGATTTCATTTAAGTATTTTTCAGCCTCTTCTTTATATCTAAAATAAGGTGCATATTTGTAGATCCACTTAGGCCCGATGCCAACTTCTTCAAAGTTTTTCCAAAATAACCATTTTTTGTATTGAGGGTAGTAAACAGTAATTTCCTGCCATTTTTTATCTAAGTAGCGAAAGTAAGCCTCCTGTTTTACTTCTTGAATTCTGTATTTCATTGCTTCCACTCATCTGCTACTTGTTTCATGGCGGCGTAATGTGAGCCCTCTAGCTTGCCTGTCTTTAGCATTTTTTCTTCGGCGCGGTATTCCACCTCTTGGACGAACACGGAGATCACAAGGTTGATTGTTTCGCGATCTATATCTTTAAGTTTTTCTTTCATTGCTCAAGCAATACTTCCTCTTTAAGTCTTTCGGATTCGGGGTCGGGGGCAATGCACATCATCAGTGCTTGGCGGGCCTTCTCCAGTTGCTTTTCTTTCTGCTGTAACAACACCTCAAACACATCCGCATGGACGGGGTTGATGTTGCTATAGACTCGTCCTACGGTCATTTAATGATCCCTTCTTGGCGGGCGATGGCCTCAATCTGGCTCACATACTCGCGGGTGCAGTTGAATTGCTCGGCAATGGCAGCGAAGTTCATTTCGGGGTTGGCCATAAGGTAGCCCAGCACCTTGAAGGCCCGACCACCATGCATACGCCTCTTGGTCGTATTTTTGCGCTTGGCCCGAATCCCATTTTTGCGAAGGGCTTGCGCCATGGCTCCGTATTTGACTCCGTGTTTCTCGGCAAGTTCACCAATGGTGATTTCGGGGTTTTCTTGAATTTCAGTAGGTAGGATGGTTGTATCGATCATAAGATTATGTGTTGACTTACAAACCTAGCTGGTGTTCAATATTCGTCAAATATTAATATTGGAGAGGCGTGGAGACTTTCGTTTCCGCGCCTTTCGCGGTTTACGGGCTTTCTTTTGCTCTCTGTGGAACAATTTGTGGCACATTTTACAGAGGCAGATCAGATCGTCCAAGTGGTTAAGTTCGTCTCCTCTGTGTTCGTAAGTGCGGTGGTGGGCTTGGAGTTCTAGGGGACTGTTGCAAACCCCACATCTCCAGCCGTAGCGTTTCTTCACTAGGCGGCTCACTTCCTTCCAATAAGGCGTTCTCAAGTAGGATCTATAGGATTCTTTATCCATAGAAGAATCATACTCTCTTGTTGACACTCTACAACACTGGCGTTACTCTGCGTCGATCCTTGTATCTGGGTGCGGTTCCGTTTGCGGCTGTCTG